CTATACCACGTTGGGGTAACTAATGATAAATACGAAGCAGCCGTCGCAAATAAAGGATGGCCGAATCCGTTGGTCATTCTGTGAAAATCCAATCTGCCAGAGTCAGTATAAAGCAAGAAATATCCATCATCAATGACTCCTGGCGTTATTGGACACAAACCAATAATATCAATGCGTAAATCACCAGTAGCAGGTGTGGCCTTTAAAACACTAAACTCCCAATCCCCATAAGCTTTTGTGGAAAAAAACGAAGTAGTCCCCGCAGCGGTACATTTATAGTACTTACCCCCGACCCTTAAATTACTAAGCACGGGGTCATCTGTAGTGAGCTGACTAACGGTATATGTTCCTGCTGCCATATCCTAAGAGCATCCTGCACATGAACATCCTTCAAAAGCACATATCCTCTGTATGCGAGCAAGCAGAGCATTAAGAGCATCGGTAGATGATGGTGTAGAGCATAACATCGTAGATAGCTTAGCAAACATTGCATCTACACAGTTCTGTACGTTACAGTAAACGAAGAAATCAAACTCCGTTACAACAGCACCCGCGGTAGCACCCGTGTCTACAGAATATTCTATGTCATATGCTCCATCTATCCATGTACCAGTAATACCCGTAAACTCCATGTTCCCCGAAACAGGAGAAGCCCCCGTTATCTGTGAGGCAACATCCGAAGAAGCAGTAGCCCCTGAGGGACCCGTAATGGAGAAATCTGCTTCCGTTATACCTCCCGAGGTAAGACCCGCAACACCATCCCATCCCGTGCCATCACCAACGTCAACCCCCGTGGTATCTGTAATTATCATGCTAGTGCATTTACCAGAAACACTAACAACAATCGTGGGCGTAAAAGCCATATTATTATGTTTTAAGCGTTATTACAGAAAAACAAAAGGGGGAGGGAGATTTTGTTTCCCCTCCCCCTTGGATATGTGGAATTAAAAAAAGATTACACTCCAATACCAGAAGTAGAACCACCAAGGTTATCTAATATGTCGACAACAATGTTAGAGGCTTCTCCTGCGGTGAATCCGGTTTCCAGAGCAACAATAAGTTGCTTAAGTGATCTCTGAAACATTGCCAGCCCAGCACTTGCATCATCCCAGTAGTCGAACGATAACGTATCATACGTAGATGTAGATACAGCATCAGCACGAGCAGTGGTATGCATGAAGTCCCTGCGGTCTTCGTTGCCTTCGTTCCCCTGTAAGAACCATTCCATCTCAGCAATCTGCCTGTATGTTCCAAATCCCTCACCTGGAGCGGTGTTGTAAGTAACAGTCGTAGTACCAAAATCATCAAGTCCAACCAAGAAACGAACAATGTTATTGATGGAGTTCTGTTTCCCTACAGTAAAGCCACGAGCAAGACCTGTGAGCTTAAGTCCCCAGTCAGTAGGAGTAGTAATATGAGCAACATCGGTAGCAGGAACAGCAGCAGTAACACCCTGAAAGGGTACATCAAGGGTGCCCACAAGTCCAGCCATAGATGTAAGCACATAGGCCGGATCAGTAGTTGCGGCACCAGAACCAGCAGTTCCAATACGCAATGTGTCACCAGCAACAAATGGAGTACCAACACTATGTGTGGCAGCAGCAGTCCATGTTACATACTTAGAACCATTAATAACAGTAAGAATATTATCAGAGTCATTAGCAGTAGTATGCTTAACAACCCTCTCGGCCCTGAATGGGGCTTCGGGGTTCTTGGCAAGAGATCCTGCAAGAGCAAGATGGATGCCAGAGGCAACCTCTAACTGCGAAGCACTTACGTCAGACTTAAAAAGACTGGCAATAACAGGCTGTGAGCCGAATCCCGTTACATCACCTTCGATAAGCTTAACACGCATCTCATAAGGATTACTGTTAAGCGCCTCAATGGCTAATGATGTTCCGTTGTACCCCACATACGTTAATTGTTCTGTAGCGGCAGAATCCGTTTGTCCTATGTAACTCTTGATATTACCGCGTTTGATAAAGTCAGAGAATACAAGTTTTGTACCACTTCTTTGAACAACACGAACACCTTGACTAATGGCGAGAGCATCTGTAAGTACCGTAACGGCACTAAGGACAATGTTATGTCCATTTACAACAGCTAATTCACCGTCAGCAAGAGAGGCGGTTCCAATGATAGGTGATCCAGCAGCAGTTGTTGGCGCACCAGTGGCTTTTCCGATTAACAACGTCATTACGTTGTTTTGAGCTAAAGCGTTTCCCACAATATTAATTTTTTATGGATGAATACTAAATTTATTATCTATCTATTTATTATGAATAGCAACCTAAGTAACTCCACGTCATATGGACGTCTCCGGTAACAACGAATGTTCCGACAGCACCCCATGCGGCAGCAAAGTTAATATACGCATCTTTTGCGGCAGTACAGCCATCAAATGCAACAGCATCAGCTTCAGCAGCAGCAACATGATGAGCAGCAACCCCCGTAGACCCAGCAGTAGCCATAGGAGTGCCATCAATGATATCCTCAGACGTATTCCCAACAGCACCTACGGTAGCTTGAGCCCCAGTAGCAACAACAGTACCTACGGCAATCTCCGGCTTGGCGGTAGACAGCGAAGCAGTCAACAGAAGATCAAAAACAACGTTGTGTACACGTATGCCCCCCTGGGGGAAGTCATACAGTTTTGCACCATAAGCCTTGTTACCGTTTGTCAGAACACCTCCCGCAACATTGGCGGTATCGAACAGCGTCCCTGATATCTTTGTTCTATGGACAACCTCATCCCCGCTTTCAACAACAGTAAGCCCACTTGCGACATCGCCCGCTGTGTCATACTTAACATTAGTCGAACCAGTAAGAGCCGAATGAACACCTGCAAGGACACCGGCAGAACCTGTCATGTCCGTCTGTAGCGAGCCGATAACATCAACCATCCTATTATATTTACCGGAATATACCGGAAGAGCCTTATCGGCCCCCGCAAGAGGAACAAAATCTCTTTTTGTGATCTTAAGATTAATTTGAGGCATTGTTAAATTTTTTTATTGTTAATACATTATTAAATACTATTCACTTTTCTGCACCTCGAACTCCTTCACCTGAACCTCCTCGGGCTTTGTTACCGAAGTGGCTATCCTTACGGCCTCCTGAACAATCTCCCTGTGAATACTCGGGTCAAGACGGCAATCTGTCGAACCTGTTGGTGCCCCTGAATATAAAATATCATCCGGCCTTCTTATGTATCTTACCCTGTAATCAGTAACAGAATAAGTACCATCGGTTATCAGTTCATGCCTTGTCTTGTTCCCTGCCGTTATAGCACCAGTATAATTCTCTTTCTGGTAATCCATCCTCCACACAAGATCGTAATACGGCTTAGCGTACGGGTTATCAACATCTGCCTGATACTCATCGTGCGTCTTTGGCTTAACCTTTACATTTGTTAGCTTATATGGAGTACCAGTACACGCATATTTTGGGTTCGTTGAACCAAGGAGTATATCAGCACCCTCGCTTATAGACCACATAAAGTCTTCTGGCATCTTCCAGAAATTCCCGTTAGGCAAGTTATATGCCCCCGTGAATGCCTGCATGTCCGTAGCAGTAAGTAAAAGAACGTTCTGCACAAGCTCCGATAAATCCACTCTCCTCTTTTCCGTCTGCTCAAAGCCATCACCATATTTGTTCCCGGAGGGCTTATACCTTTGCTTGATAATATTTTCCTGCGCCTGAGAGAGGAAGAAGGACTTCTCTGCGTTATCGTAGCCCGGAGCATCAAGGCTTGTTATCATATCATAGAGATAATCAAACTCCGTAACCATTTCACTTGCAGATAACCCTGCCATAATCTATTATCCCTCCTCTTTATCTAACAACGCCATTATATTTATCCGATCATCCTGGTTCTTGTCATCATCCAAATAAGTGATAAGCTGTGACAAATTACCTATCGGCTCTTCTTTCCCCGGGATGTAATATCTGCTCTTTTGCATCGAAACAACCTTCGCATCCACTGATCTCTTTATTAAGAGTTTTGTCTCGTACTGCGGGTCCTGTGCCAACTCAAGGAACCTGTCGCGATGGTTCTCTATGATATCTACGATCTGCTCCTTCAGCCATTGTGGAGTAGCCTGCTTGGGAGGTTTCTGCGCATCCTTGTAATCAAGGTAATAAACAAACAGAAAATCTCTCATCTTGCTCTCCGAAGTCATCAGGCGACCATACAACGTATAAGCCTCCTTAACCTCATCGGCCTTCTTGAGCTTGCTGACGGACTCCTCACCCTCCTCTACAAGGGCGTACTGATACGTCCCCTTCTGTAATCTATCTTTCCACGTCGGAGCAATCTTGTCAGTATCCGAACGAAGCACACACCATTTCAAAAAACTTACTGGATCACCTAAATCGAACACTTCCCCATTACGGTCAAGCTTAACCTCAAAGCGGTGCCAGAAATTCTCTTCTCCCTTAAGGTGGATATTAAAACTATTCCCATCCTTAAGGCCAACCTTCTTTGCTAACGCATCAAGTTGATCAACATTCAACCCTCCAAGAGCATTAGAAAGCTGCCCTGTGGAGGATTTACCTGGGACACAGAATATCCTCTTTGCCCCATCCACCATCACCGATGCTTCGTGCTCCGGTTCTAACCATCCGCCATCCCTGCGGATGATCTTTACCCTGACAACCCTCGGCTCAATACGACCCTTGGTTACGTTTTCATCTAATACCGTTCCCTTTAACAAGGAATTGGTAAGAACATTTTCATTCTCCATGCTTAAAATCTCCTAATTTAAAATATATAAAAGAACTAATTTCTTTTATGCAAGAACACTCGGTATAACCCTTGCTACCCTCGATGGGTCTTTAATCATCGCACCCAGAATGGCGGCACGGTGCATTACATAACCATCTTTGGGGTTAGCCATAAGGTTAGGCTCTCCACTTGTCTTAAAGGGATGTCTCAGTCCGGGCTCGTAACCCCAGATATCTTCCATTCCTTTTTGATACACAAGACGTACATTATCCTCGCCACCTACGCGGCCAACATTAAGAATATCATACTGGTAAGACTTAGCAACTCCTTTTCCAGAAGGATGCGGAGTCTTGTTTCTTGCCCTGTCATCAAAGGCCGGGTCAACGAACACAGAGATAAGTGTTCCGTCGGGTCCACGATAGCCTGTGAAGTTCTCATGGTATACCCATCCTTCTCCCTGCTTGGTAAGTTGATCTTCGTTACGCAGTGGTGTGTACAGTTGGGTGTAGTCACGAATTGCTTCGCTAAACTTATATGCACCCCACTTACCTGTGCGCATCACAATCTCCCTACGGTCACCATATCCACGGTAATCATCAGAGAGGTCCATGATATGCTCGGTAAGCCACTTAATATCAAGATCAAAATCATTGTAATAAGCGATGTTACCAGCATCCATTTGTTGGTCGATACCCGCTCCCTGCTCAATCTGGTATCCAGACTTTCCCTTTTGCTTAAACAGCCCATCAGAGGTTCTGTTTATTGTAGCAAAGTTCAGAAGCTTATCCTTCATGGCGTTGAACTGACGCTCAAACTCCCAGTCAGCATAATCCATCCATGTCGTCAGAGTCTTTTTGTTGTCATTGGCATCTAATCCAACCCACGAAAAGGCTACGGGACGGTTGATCATGTTTCCCGGACGAATATCTTCCATACGAATCATAGAGAAGACGTTCTTCATGGAGAACGGAGAGGTGTAGTTAGGAGTTCCACCCTTTTGTGAAAGGGTTTTTTCCACGATAGACCAGTCCTTGCTATAACGCTTACCGGCACAAAGTTCATCATAAGGAATAAACAACGTTTGATCTCCCGTAAGAAGCTCACATGTGTATTCCCATCCTGCCGCTCTCGGAACGGGAGAATCTACAATAAGAATAGGATAAACACTATTTTTCTCACCAACGATAATGTTGGTTTCAGAGAAATACTGCTCAGGGAAAAGTAATACAAACCTTGCTCCTGCAATACCTGTCTTACTGGTAGAGGTGACATCAGATCCATTTATAGAAGCACCCAACAGAGGAATATTCTTCTCAGAATCGCCCTGTAAGCGCCAACGGAAATCATCATCGCTCTCTAAATACAGAGGTTCAAATTTCTTTAGGAAATGAGTAAAGTTAAAACCACCATTAGCCTTGTGAAGCAATGTCACTAGCTTGGTGGCATCTTGTGGTTGGGTCTGATAAATCGCTCCAAGGTGATTCTTGGTAGTCAGTCCAGACCAATCTGTAGGAAAATACTCCTGTAATGGTGATACCTGTTGCATTTTATATAATTATTAAAGGGTTCTTTTATTTTCTTTATTTGAAGGGCATCTGCATTGGGCCAGTGTCCTCTTTTGCTGGTGATGGTGCCGTTTTCCCAGGAGTGTGCTTTTGCGTATCCCTGAGGGTTTTCATTAACTGCTTTGCGGCATCGCTGTTTGCCCGCTTAAGAACTGTGCCCCACTTCGGAACGTCATCAAATAGACCTATGCCTATATAGTAAGCAAGTTTTGTCTCATACGCCACTGGGTCTTTGCCCCTTATCTCCTGTGCCCTGCTTATAGGAGAATTACCTTCATATCCAATAGGGACGGTCATCAACTTCTTAACAACAACCTTATCGTTCTTTGAAAGGGGAATGCCCGGGATAATCTCCTTTACTTTTGCAAGCGAGGAATCTATCCTTTCCATTGTGGCCTTTTGGTCCTTTTGGCTATCGGCCTGCCTCTTATCGGCATCGACCTTTACTTGCTTTTGTCGCTGTGTGTCACGTTTGTTTATCCGCTTAACAGCTATCTTAGCTTTTGAAAGCAAACGACCTTCTTTCTCCTCCCAGTCAGCGATTGTGTCAGATATATCGTCATCATCATATCCACGATCTTTCATGTCTTCGGCAACAATCTCTTTCTGTAAATCCTCGTTCTCATCGAAACTATCGTCCGTTACACCATCAAATCTTTTCTGGGAAGCTTTTATGCGTGCATACTCGCCTATGTCTGCACCGCTATTCACCAAGTCAATGAACTCCTGATAAGCCTCGTCGTTCTGCTTTACTATGTTCGCCACCCCTATCTCTATCTCATCCTGTGTGGCCCACAGCGTTGCATCAATTACGGCTTCATCATCTTTGTCTTTAAGACTCTCTAAATCTAAGTTAGGAAGAATGCCTTTGTCCCGAAGAGCTGTAGCATGGAGAAAAGAAGGAGATTCCGTCTCTTTAGTACCAGCATCCTTCCCTTCTTTAGATTTATCATCAATTTCTTCTTTTTTCTCTTCCGATAGTTTCTCCTCCACTTGTACCGGGGGTTCCTTTTCCTCTTTCTTTGGCTCGGGTGCTACATCCACGGTTATTAACCCACCATCAGGAATCGTTATCTTTTCTTCTTCTTCAACCTTTGGAGGCTCTTTTTTAATAACCTCTTCTTTTTTTTCTTCTTTTGGCTTGCCTTCTAACAAACCATCGCTACCCGGAATATCATCCAGATCAATTAAAAAACCTTCTTTTTCCATGCTGTATTATTTTTATTTAGTCTAATTCTAAATAACGACCACGAAGATAAAAAATATATTCCAATCTAACAAGCGTTTACGCCCCCACAAGCAAAAAAAAGTCAGACTTTCTATGGCTTAAAATTACGTTTTTGCCACTTGCTTGCGTTTAGAAGCAATCTTCTCTGCACTCTTGCGATCCTTCTCGGCCTCAGATGCATCAAACTTGCGCTGCTTATCAGCCTCATCCTCCTTGGAGTCAAGCTCTTTCTGCTTCTGCTCGTTCATCATATCCTGTTTCTCTATCTCCACATCATCATCTATATTGTTGCGGTTATCGTCGTTTGTTCCAGCAAAGAAGTTCCCTATGAACCCTGCGTCTATACGCATTTTCTCTATAATCTCTTGACTTTCGATCTTCTCTCTCTCGATCTTTTCCTTGGACATAAGTTCATCTTGCTTAACACCCCTTTTCTCTTGTTCTACTTGCATCAGTCCATCAAGCTTAGCTTTCTCTTGCTCCTATAATTGTGCGTCACGTCTCTCTTGTGCTGCCTCAAGCTTACGTACCATCACCGAAACACTCTTCTCACGGAATACAGACATAAGGTCGGTAAGCGTTGCCTGACCATTCTGCATAGCTGCATGGGCAAGGCTTTGTATTGTTTGGATAAGTGTAGCGTCACCAGAACCATCAGAGATATATATACCATATTCACTCTCGGCAAACTCAGTACCATCAATCTCAAACATTACGGACATCATCCCGTCATCTATATATTCAAGCTTCTTGCTATTGCCCCTCCATGCCTCCTGTGCCACCTCAAGGAGAAGCTCCATAAGACGAACCTTTGTATTGTCGTGAATGGCAAACCACTCCTCGGTAATAAGCGAAGATGCCTGTCTGCTCATTTCGAGCCCACCCAAGGTGTCTCTGCTATGCATTGCCCCCTCTCTCGGGGGTGTTCCACCTGTCCCATGTTGGCTGCAAGCTTACCCGTAGACACGCCCTTGGTACCTTCCTTAAAGGAATCTACAACAAAGTACCCATTCTGCTCAGCGTACATAAACCACAATTCTGGAGACCATCCTTCTGGTACACGAGCCATATCCATCTCCGGAAGAACACCCTTATCCCTTGCGGAGGCCAACAGAGACCTACGCATAAACACATTATACAGATATTTATACGGCTTAATACGATCATACAGAGATACTGCCGTCTGTGAGTTTATAGAATATACCGTCCCCACATATGGAGGCTTACATATGGAAGCATTTGAGAAGTGCGAGCCATATCTCGGCAGTGGTTCAACACGGACGTATATGTCTTGCCCTATGCGTGTTCCTGTCCACCATTCATTCACCCACTCCCATTTTATCTTTTCCCCCTTGGACTCATCGGCCTTGTGTGTTTCGTCTACTATATCGTGCAGTTCGTCTCCATTCTTATCGAAGTATGTAAGGTCGCCTATCTTACGCATTGACCTCCACACAACCCTAACAACACGTATGTTACCATCGGTATCGTAC